GTTACACACACTTATGTTACTTAGCTGGCATCATTTACTCCGAAATGCTAGTTCTTTCACAATTTTTTGGAACTGCTGATTAAGAACTCCACTTTGATAACATCTTTGTTCATACTAGTCAACAATTCATCATAATAATTTTCACTCATCTCTAGAGGTATGTCATAGGTTTTACTTATTGCTAATAGAGTATCATAATGATTATGCCAGTTAGGTAATTTAATTTCATGATCTGGGTACAATTTTTTAATCAATTTCCGAGTATCTGAATTATCTCCAACTTGAAAACAATAAGAAGTGCATCTTGACTTTATATTCTCAGTTGTCAATTCAGACACACCATTTGTTACTTCAATTTTAAAATTCATTCTTACATAGTCTGGAGCATAACACAATAACCCTTTATGATTCCAGTAAACTATACCCCCAGCAAATTTACTGCCATTATTATTTATGAAAATTTTAACCAATTGATTCCAATAAACTTTACAATAATTCACATGTTCTTTTTTATTTATGGGGGAGTCAAAAATGAAATCTCCGTCATCCCCAACCATTAATACTGCAATTAAATTCTTTTTGTACTTTACAAACAATCTGTGATTGTTTATAACGTTGTTTAACAAATTACCGAAAGCTGTGGTAACTGATCCTGTTTGTCTCTTCCCAACTTCATAACCACTAACTGTGCCAGAATTAAATCTCCATTTGTTATGTACTGTGGCCCACCATTTTAATATTAAGGGGTGCATTCCAAGCAATTCATAAAACTTAAGCTCACACTTTAGTGTGTTCTCATGCGTGTTCACATCCTGCTTACTGAAGTCTACTTCCACAAAGTATGGTTCTTCTACAGGTCCTAGAGATTGCAACCAATGTGATATCTCTTCTGGAGTGCTTCCGTCTGCATATAGAAATTTGTCACCTAACGTTGATTTAAATCTTTTCTTCAGTTCATTAATAATAGGTGACATTAGTGCTGCGATGCAATAATATTGCCACATCACTATTCTGTTTTTCTGAGAAGCTATATTGTTCCATGGGTCTTCTTTCAGTATCCCTTCAATTTTCATGATTATCTTTGTCTCATTCAGAGGTCTCAGAGTGATATCTCTGTCCAAATAATCAGTTAATTCTTTAATTATTTTAACTTCGTATGGACTCTTCTTCAGCCATTCTAAAGTTGCCGAAATATTAAATGTAACTTTTGATTCGTGATAGTTTTTGATTAGAGTGTCTAAATTTTTGTCTGATACACTGTCCCAAATTTTATTCACCATCCTATTAACTTCAACCAATTGGTGTTTACAGAAAGATGTTTGTTCATTGAACCTTAAACCAATGGCATTGAAGTGTCCGTGTATCATTCTATCTAAATAAGGCCTCACTAATCTTGGGTATCTGTTGATCATACCAATGATCAATTTCCTTAACTCCATCTTCCCTTCTTTGACTTGATATTTCTTACTTTTCTTGTTGATTAACATTTGGTTTATGAAAGTGATATCAGTAGCTGACCACAAGTCAATACTTTCTTGATCAGGCATGATAAGTTTTGTATCGTAATTTGATTTAGAATTCTCAAACTCTTCAATGATCAGTGCATCATTATTAACATTTTGCTGAACCGGGTTTGATGAATAATTCACTTCACCAACTTTTAATAGTTTGCTAGATTCATTCAATCCTATTAAAAAAGTTGGTTCATTTAAAGCATAAATGTTACCTTGAACTTTGCTTAAATTCTTGTATCTTGGTTCTTTCAACTTGCTAACCACTTTGTTCTTCCTAAACCATTCATCAGTTAAAGAACCCCATTTGTTTGTATAACCTGAGTTTGAAACAAATACGTCATGTTTATTCATGTTCATTTCTTTCAATGAACTAGTTGACACGTAATCTAAACCACCTTTTAGTACATAAAACAAATTATGTTTTACTAAAAACCCAGCTCTGTTCATGAGGTTGTACTTTAATTTAAATTGTGTTAGCATATTAACATATACACCACCGCTGGTTTCATAGTCCTCATTGTTTAAAAAATCTTTCAGCTCTTGTTGAGGGTGCATTAGTGTGGTCAGTCTATTTAATAAATCCTTCACTTTGATATAAAAATAATTAAACTTTGTTCCATCAGCTAAAGCATTGTTAATTAAAACTTCTAACACCCATGGGTGGTATGTGTTTAATTCTACCCAGAAATCATTCTTATGCACATAATAATCTAATATGATATTTAAATTGAACGTTGTGTTATTGGGGTAACCATAGAATTTATATGATTCTGCAATGGGTTTAACTCTCATTAAAATTCTATCAACTGTCATTTCTTCTTTGACAAAGAACAAATATTTCACTAAAGTTAGTTTAACTTTAGCAAAGGTGCGAATTTTCATCATTTTCTTGAATTTTGACATTTCCATGTCACTGAAAGTCACTATTTTGAATATTAACTTGAAAGTAAAATACACAATTGTGTCCATTAAATGATATGTTAAATGTGGGCCTAAGGATTTCCAAGATTTGCCCATGCCCATCTTGGTGTTG